GCGGCGGCGGCGGCGCGAATCTCGGCGGCGGTGGGCTGCTGGGTCTGAGATTGCGATGTTGAGGTAAACTGCGGACGCGGCGCAACCACAATCTGTCCCTTGTCGTCCGTCATGAGCCAGCCGTCGTGAACTGCCTTTTGAAACAGAGCGTTAAAGCGGAGTTCCGCCTGACCGAGAGTGTTCTCTCGCTGTTCGAGTTGGGATGTAAGCGCTCTGCGCTCCTCGGTGGGAAGCGCGCGAATCTCGCCGACCTTGACTGTTTCCGCATCGGCACCCGTGCCAATGGTGATAATCATGTCGTCGCTGTACTTCGGATTTGAGAGGATGTCACGAATTGCCATAGGGGAGGGTCTCCTTCTTCTTCTTCCTTGTTAAGCTCCGGGTTGCGAACCCAGTCCCGCGACCGGCGCAGAACCGTTCTGACCGGCTGGGTTCGGGATGGCTGCGTTGTTAGCGATCGGACCGGCGGCTGCGGTAGTCGCAGCGGCCTTCTCCGCTTCCTGGATCGCGTTGTCGAGATACTTGATTGCCTGCATGAGGTTGCGCGTAACGCCGGGCATGGTGAACGCGGCTCGGGTGTAGAGCGAGACGCAGATGCTCTTGGCGGAGTTCACCCCCTTGACCATCGCGTCAGGGTCGGCGTTCTGGAGTTCGGCCAGTTGTTGAGAGAGCTGGAGGCCGGGAGGGGTCGTGGGAGGGCCGCCCGCATTGGGACTGGCTCCGGGGCCGCCAGCGCCGACCATCCCTGGAGGGAGGTAGAGGGCCACCGGGTCCGGCAGGGGGTCCACCTGCGCCGGGTGCGCCAGCGCCGCCTGCACCCGCGCCCGCTGCGCCGCCAGCCATCTTCGCGATAAGCTGCCGGGCCATCATCTGCGCCAAGGCCGGGTTGGGAGCGGTTGCCATCGGGTCGGAGTCCTCTCGGTTGCTGGGTTGCCGGGCCTACTTCTTCGACCAGTACGGCTTGTCTCCGCCTTCGGGGATCAGGCCGAGGGGGTCTTTCACGTCCACAACCGGGTTGTTGTACACGTCTGGGCCGGGCTCGTTGCCAACGCGGCCGACGGTGAGGGGACTTTTCAGGATTTCGGAGTTGAAGGTATTGCCCATGCCTTCCTTGATCTTTGCCATTGCGCTGCTCCTTGAGTGCTGAATTCTCTGGTTCGGTTGATGCTGGCGGCTGCTTGCGCCGCCGCTTCCGCCGCCGCGCCTACTTCCGCTTGCCGCCCACGCGCCGGTCCACGTTCCTCGTCATGCGAGGAATATGCCTCGCTCCGCCGGTGTACTTGCTACCTGAGTGAATCTTCGGTCCCATAGCCCTCTCCCTTGGTTGAGTTGGGAGTCGGGCCGGTAGGGTTACCCCAGTCCGGCCCTCATCCTGTCTTGCGCATCGAACGCTTTCGGCGGGGAGGGTGAGGTCTAGTCCCCCACCAGTTCCCACCCACCGCCGTCGAACCAGAGAGCCTGAAGGATTGCTCCTCCTGCCTCTGACTACTTGCGAGCGGCGGTGCGCCGACGCCGAGCGGAACGTCTTCCTCCACGGAAGGCCATCTGCGTACCTCCTTCGCTTCCTCGGCCATCGAGCGGGCAGCAGTCAGGCGATGGGTTGCATCAGGCTGACCAGTACCGGCTGAGACCAGTTAAGGAGACGGGCGCGAAGGCCAGCAGCAACGTCTCCGGAGTGAGTCAGCGCGCGCGGGTGGAACTCCTGCCTTTGGGGCGGGAGTTCGCCGCGGCGCGGGCACGCATGTCGCGCAGGAACTTCCGGGGTTGGCCATAGTCCTTGACGAGACGCGGGGTCGATTTCGAGGGGGTTCCGGCCATCAGGGGTGGCTCCTTTCGGGGGGTTCGGATGCGCGGCTAGGGACGACAGGCACGCGGCAGCGGAGGAGGAGGGTGAGTCCAGCGACGTAGCCGCATGACTGATTACTTCCGTTTCTTTTCCTTGCGATGACGACGGGCCATGTTGTTTCTCCTTTACGCGACCGGGCGCCAGCCGAGGCCGGAGCCGAGTGCGATTAGGGGAATGGTAGCGCAGGTGGAGGGGGCGTGGGGGATCGAGGGACAACACTAAGGCGCGGAAGGTGCTACAATTCTTACTAATTCAGGCTCGGCGGGATAGGGTACGGTTTGCCATGGTCGGGCAAGGTGTGGTCTGGTTAGGTGAGGAAATTGATCGCGAAATAGTCACAAAATGTTTCTAATAAAAGTCCGCCCCGAATGCAGCCGCCCGCTGCGGAACTGCATCACCGGCACTCCAAACTCTGCCAGGGTGCCGGTGCGCAGCCACTTGTAGACGGTGTCCGGCGGCCGACCCATCATGCGCGAGAACTCTTGGACGGTGAGCCAGTGCGCGCGCCAGTTGTGGACGGGGAGGCGGGAGGAGGAGCAGGAAGAGGCGCGGTCAGGAGGCGGAGATGTCTCGGTAGTTGTCGTCGTTGCTTCGGTATTCATCAGCACCTTCTGCCTCCTGTTCATTTCCTGCCCGATCTGACCTTGGCCAGCGCGGCCAACGCCTGACTGGTCTGCTGCTCCTGCGCGATGCCTTCCGGATCAGGATAGCCCAGTGTCCGCAGTCCGCGCTCCGGCCCGACCACCCCAGACTTCATCAAGTCGGGCGTAACCTTGCGCACCATCGCCTCGGAGAGCGGGCGGACCGAGGCTTCGTCCAGCGCCACGTCGTAGGTCGCGGGATCAACTTGCCCGTTCCAGGCCGCAAGAGTGATTCCTTCGGGACCGCGATAGGGGAGGGTGGTCTTGGTCTGGTAGCGGCACATGGTATCGAAGAAAAACTCGCCGAGCATCTGCGTCGTCTCGGCCAGGAATCTCCCGGCCAGTTGCAGCAATCCCGACGACTGGAGCACCGCCGAGTCGAACAAGTCGGTTGAGATGTTCCCCGCTCCCGGCGCTCCCTGCCTGCTCGCCGAGAACCCCAGCACGTCGTTCTGCATCGAGAAGAGTTTTTCGGCGGCCTGGAGGGAGCCTGAGCCGATCGCCTGGGGGGAGATGACCTCGGGGGATTTAGAGCCGGGCTTCTTGGTCACCACTTCGCCAGGCAGTCCGCCAAACCCGTCAATGTCGATCCCACTCGCCTCGTCGATCACCCAGATCCCGTTGTTCATGCGCAGGCCGTTCTCGAAGATTTGTGAGAGGAACCGCTGGCCCAGGCGCTGCATGTTCTCGGTCATGCGGGTCACGGGAATCCCCCACGGGCCGAACAGGGGTGGGAGGACGTAGTTGGGGAAGAGGGGAAACCGGGGCGCGGCGAGGTCGCGGCGCCGGGGGTAGGGATTGTCGCCGTCCTGGAGGATAACGCCTTCAGACTCCACGAGCCAGCGGCCATTGGGGTACTTGAGCCGGACCTCGGGATCGATCAGGGAAGCCTGGGGCACATCCGCCTTCTCGACCGTTTCGCGCGTGTAATCGCGGCAGAAGCAGTGACGGACCAGGACGCGCCATTCGGAGGCTTGGGTCTTGGCGTTCTGGCCTGGGGTGCCCGGCATCGTGGACATCGGGCCGGGCGGCTGGCCGATCCCGTAGCCTGAGTCGCCCGAGAACGGCTGGAATCCCCCGCTGGTATGCCGAGGCTTGATGGCCCGCGAGGTCTCCGGCCACTTCAGCCGCACGTCTTCGAGGTTCATCCACGTGCCCCAGCCGGCGTAGGAGGGATTCCAGGTGTAGTCGGTGCCAGGATCGAAGAAGACGAGGCGGGGATCGATCGACCTCGCCCACATGCCGCCGCGGGCGCGCGAGAGGTCCGGGTCGAACCCCGAGACGATCCATCCCGCCCCGCAGTAGCGCGCGGTCAGTCCGGCCATGAGGAGGTGGAGGTTCATTTTGGAGATTTGCCACTGGGCCTGGAGCGAGACTTCGCGCGCGCGGTCGCGGGCGGAAAGGGGCGGAGCAGCGGAGGAGGCAGGTCCGGAATCTTGCGATAGGGTCGAGTAGGACGGGTCCACCGCGCCGGCAGAGGGAAAGACGTACATCATGGGCGAGAGCGACGAGACCTGGTTCGACTCTTCGAGCATGATGCGCTGGAGCATCGGGATCGAGAGGGAGGGCCGGTAGACCGGGCCGGGAGTCATGGCGTCCTGGAGGTTGTAGAGGTCTTCGGCAGCCTTGGCAAAATTTTCACCCAAACTTTTGTTGCGCGCGGAGTCGGACGCCTCGACCCACTCCAGGATATGCCGGGCGCGCGGGTCGAGGGATTCCTGCCGCTGCGACTTGCGCGAATCCTTCGTGATGACGAAGACGTTGGCCACTGAGCCTCTTTATGCGCGCGAGCGGCTGCGGCGAGTAGACCGTTTGCCTGCGTGCTTGAACTTCCCGCGCTGCGCGTTCAGCGCGAACACGCCACGGCCTCGAACCGTCGGATCGGACGAGTGGGAATCCTTCTCAGCCTGCGCGTGTAGGGATCGACCGGCGCGCTTGGCCTTGGCTGTCTCTGCGCCGCGCTTGGACGGGTGGGTCGGGTTCCATTCTCCCCGCGCAAATTCGTGATGTGGTGAGTGGGACATTTGAGATTCCTCCTTATCGTAGCACTAACTCCGCGGCAAGGCGCGCCGGACAGGGCCACGGTTCTTGGTCGCGCGGGCGGTGGAGCGCGGAGGGAGAACTGGGCGCACGGGGCCACGGTTGGCGACAGCGGGTTCAACGCGCTGGTCAGGGAGGGCGCGGCGGACGACAGGTGTGGGGCGAGCAGGTGACTTGGCTGGGTCGGACATGCTGGATTAGCTCCTTTTGCGACTGCGCTGCTTGGCGTCGATGCGTCGACGGCTGGGCTTGGTGGAGTGCTTGACTTTGTGTTCGCGGCCTGCAACTACGGCGGAGGTAGCGGTATAGGGCACTCCATGTAGATGCCGCCACGCCAAATTCTTGCGCTCAGCCTCACGACTTCTGAAATGCTCAACTGGCACGTCGTTCCTCCACCATACGAGAAACACACGAATGGACACGCTCAATCCATTCAATAAATTCATCGAAAGTCATGTCAGTTTTGGCTCTATTACACTTCGAGCAGCAGGACACGACATTCCCGACCACGTAGCCCTTCGTATTATCCACTCGGTCTATGCCGTTGTAGACGTAACCTCCATTTTCGGCGGGATGTCTACGAGCCTGCATAGGAGGACGCCCGCAATAATGGCAATTGCCTTTGAACAGTGCTTCTATCTCTTCTGTACTAAGATCCCACTCTCTACCTCTACGTTTAGCACCAAACTTGTAGGTCGAGATAATAGAATTTCGAGACGCAACTCCTAAGCCAAGACATAACTCTGGGCGTTTTTTGCCCCTAAAGGCTTGTAAATGAATTACGCGAGAGCACCCACAACTCTTGCTGTTTCCACTTCGTAGAGAGTACCCAAGGCTCGTTGTTTTATTACCACACTTGCAAACACAGTTCCATTTCCTCCTAGAAAATTTATCCACCCCCGCATAGGAAACTACGGTCAAGTCTCCGAAGACAGAGCCTGCAAGATCAGGAAAAACCGGGTGCTTGGGAGAATACTTCCTTTGCC